GTAACGTAGAAGAAAGTTTAAATAAAATAGCAAATGCAAAAAGTTCTAAAGTAGAGGTGGGAAAAGTGCGGTTTGGTATGGGAAGCGCAGGCGTAGATACTTTTATGATTGAATTGACACCTGATATGTTGTTCCCATATAAAGCATATAAAAAAGATGGAGGTCTTGTGAAAAAAAGTATATTATACACACCGATAGTTTCTGTTAATGAGTTACTATCTCCTATAGGAGCCAGTAGATGGTAGAAAAACGAATACAAAACACAGCAATAGATATATCTCCTAATGCCAATAACTCACTTGAAGTAGAAGGTGTAGGAGAAGAAATACAATTACAAGAGCCTGAAAATACAAATAAAGGTTATGAGATAATTGAAGAGCAAGATGGAGGAGTCACTCTTGACTTTGATCCATCTCAAAAACAATCTGAAGGTGATTACTTTGCAAACATAGCAGAGTTTATAGATGATGATATACTGGAAAAGTTATCTTCTGATTTACAGAAAAATTTTGAGGATGATAAAAATTCTAGATCTGATTGGGAAAAGACTTACAAAGAAGGATTAGATCTATTAGGATTTAAATACGAAGAAAGATCCAAGCCTTTTGCAGGAGCTGCGGGTGTCACACATCCTTTACTTGCAGAGGCAGTCACACAGTTTCAAGCACAAGCATACAAAGAACTTCTACCACCAGGTGGACCAGTAAGAACAGAAATATTAGGTGTCCCTAGTCTAGAAGTAGAACAACAAGCAGAACGAATTAAAGAATTTATGAACTATCAAATTACTTGTGAGATGCAAGAGTTTGATCCAGAGCTTGATCAATTATTATTTCATCTACCTCTAGCAGGTTCAGCATTTAAAAAAGTTTATTATGACGGAACTCTAGAAAGAGCGGTATCTAAATTTATACCAGCAGAAGATTTAGTAGTTCCTTATTTTATTACAGACCTAGAGTCTTGTGGTAGAATTACTCACATTGTAAAAATGAAGCACAACGATTTAAGAAAAAATCAAGTGTCAGGATTTTACAGAGATATAGAACTCCAACCTAACACAGCTAATACATCTGACATCAAAGAAAAACAAGATGAGTTATCTGGGGTAGAACAAGTTTCATTTACAGAAGAAGAACACAATGTTCTTGAAATGCATGTTGATTTAGATTTACCAGGATATGAAGACATGGGTGCTAACAATGAGAAAACAGGTATTATGCTACCTTACATTGTAACTCTTGATGAGGACTCTGGAGAAATTTTATCTATCTACAGAAACTGGAATCAAGGAGATGCTTCTAGAAAGAAAAAAGAATACTTTACACACTTTAAGTTTCTGCCAGGTCTAGGATTCTATGGCTTCGGTCTTATTCACATGCTGGGTGGTTTATCAAGAACTGCTACTGCAGCTCTACGTCAGCTTATAGATGCAGGAACTTTATCAAACTTACCTGCTGGTTTTAAAGCAAGAGGACTAAGAATACGTGATGATGATGAAGCACTTAATCCAGGTGAATGGAGAGATGTCGATGCACCTGGGGGTAATCTTCGTGAGTCATTAATGCCTCTACCTTACAAAGAACCAAGTGGAACTTTATTTCAGTTACTAGGTTTCGTTGTTGATGCAGGTAGAAGATTTGCAGGTGTAGCAGATATGATGATGGGTGAGAATGCAGGTAGTCAACAACAACCTGTAGGAACAACCATGGCTATTTTAGAGCGTGGCATGAAAGTTATGTCAGCTATTCATAAGAGATTACACTATGCACAAAAAACAGAATTTAAATTACTAGCAAAAGTATTTTCAGAGTACCTACCAGATAACTATCCTTACATGGTTTCAGGTGGAGAGCAGTCAATTAAAAAATCAGACTTTGATAACAGAATAGATGTTGTTCCTGTTTCAGATCCTAACATTTTCTCTATGGCGCAAAGAGTAACTCTTGCACAATCTCAATTACAATTAGCTCAAGCTAATCCTGAGATGCACGATTTAAGAGAAGCTTATTCAAGAATGTATGCAGCTCTAGGTGTACAGAATATTGAAAAATTATTACCCGCACCTGCAGAACCACAGGCACAAGATCCTGCTATTGAGAACGCAGGTACTTTAAATGGTATGCCACCTATACCTTTCCCTGAGCAAGATCATTCTGCACACATAAGGGCACACAGAGCCTTTATGTCATCTGAATTAGTAAAAGCTAATCCTGCAACAATGACAATTTTACAGGCACATATAACAGAACACGTTAGTTTTATGGCTAGAATGATTGTAGAACAGGAAATGGCACCTGAAATGGAGCAAATTATGGCACAAGCAGGGGGACAACTACCTCCAGAGCAACAACAAGAGCTTTCACAACGTACAGAAAGTGGTGTTGCAGTAAAAATAGCGGAAATTATAGAACAAATGGTTGCAGAAGAGCAAGAAATGATGGATACTTCTAGTTCTGACCCACTTGTAGACCTAAAACAGCAAGAAATTGACCTTAGAAAGGACGATTTAGAGCTAAAAGCACAAGCAATGGGCGAAAAACAAGCTTTAGATGAGAAAAAACTAATGCAAACCGATAAATTGGCTAAAGAGAAGATAGAAAGTCAAGAAGATATAGCACAATTACGTGCAAACGTTGCTTTAGACAAAGCAGACAAAGACAGAAACACTAAAAAAAGAGGAGATAAGTAAATGGGCAAACTATGTGCAAAAGGAAAAGCCGCAGCTAAAGCTAAATTTGATGTTTATCCTTCTGCTTACGCAAACATGTACGCTGGTGCTGTTTGTTCAGGCAAAGTAACACCAGGCGGTAAGAAAAACAAAAAAGCCAGTGGTGGCATGATAGGTAATGGCAATAAGTTATCACAATCTAGAAAAAAAGTATCACACCTGAACACAGGTGGTGTTGCTAGAGGTTGTGGTGCTGTAATGGAAGGAAAAAGAAAGTCAACTAGTTATGCTTAAACCAAAAAATAAAAACAAAGTAAAAAAAGTTATTAAAGGACTTAACAAAGCATCTAAATTACATGCTGGTCAAGCTAAAACTCTAAAATCAATTATTGGTAAAAAGAATGGCAAAAAAAGGTCTTAAAGCTTGGGTTGGTGAAAATTGGGTAGATATAGCCAATAAAAAATCTGACGGATCTTATCCTAAGTGTGGTAGATCGGGTGGAGAGAAAAGAAGTAATTATCCTAAATGTGTTCCTGCTGCAAAAGCATCTGGAATGTCTAAATCTAAAAAAAGAACAGCAGTAGCTAGAAAACAAAAAGTTGAGGCGGGCGGAAGAAGTCCAGATAAAAAACCTAACATAGCTAAAACATTAGCATCAGGAGGATTAGCTGTACGTGGTTATGGTACAGCAAGTAGATAATGGCAAAAACTCCAGCATGGCAACGCAAAGAGGGTAAAAGTAAATCAGGAGGCCTAAACAAAAAAGGCGTAGCTTCTTACAGAGCTGCTAATCCAGGTTCTAAGCTTAAAACAGCAGTAACAACCAAGCCTTCTAAATTAAAACCAGGTTCAAAATCTGCTAGTAGAAGAAAGTCTTTTTGTGCTAGAATGTCTGGTATGAAGAAAAAATTAACAAGTTCAAAGACAGCAAATGACCCTAATTCAAGGATTAACAAATCTTTAAGAAAATGGAACTGTTAATGGATACTGCTAAAATTAATAAATTAACGCAAAAAGTGTTGCAGGAGGCTAATAAAATAACTAAAGAGCATTCTGAGTCAGAAGAAGACACAATTTTTATTGCGAATGCATTTTTAAATGCCACAAAAATACTATATACTCAGGCGCTAGGTGAAGAGATAGCAACAAGTCTTTTGCTAGAAGTTATGAGACAAAGTTTCGGTGATACCGATAGAACTTTACACTAAGGAGATAAAGATGAAAAAAAATGGAAAATACCCTTCTAAAGGCATGAATGCGTTGGCCTCAAAAAGACCTGACGTTGCTAAAAAGATAATGGGTTATAACAAAGGTGGAGACATCAAAGTTGATGAAGTCATTAGAATGCCTCAAGAAATCCAAGTGCCTGGCATGATGGGTGGAGGTATGATGTACAAAGATGGTGGTGACGTTGAGACTGTCACACAAGGTCACAAAGGTGTTAAGAACACCGTCAAGTACAGATAATTTTCAAATTAAGGAGGACGATATGAAACTACTTAAAGACATATGGGGATGGCTTAAAGAGTGGAATGATTGGAACATGAAAGACTGGATTAAAGCCGGTGTTGTGTGTGCAATCGTTTTAGCTATTCTTTGGAAAATGGGTGGAGCCTAAATTATGTGGCAACTACTCGCTAAACCTCTACTCGGAGTTGTAACAGACTCCGTTAGAGGCTTCGTTGAAACTAAAAAAGCAAAAGCAGAATTAGCTGTTACTGAAATTAAAGCTGCGAAAGCTTTGAAGGAACAACAGATAGAGGGAAAAATTTCGTGGGAGGCCAGTGCGGTCGATCAGATGAAAGGGTCTTGGAAAGATGAGCTAATTTTAATATGCCTGTTAGTTCCGGCGGTGGCAGTCTTTATTCCTGGATGGACACCACATATCAAAGAGGGCTTTGAAGCTTTACATTCACTGCCTGATTATTATAAACACTTATTATACATTGCATGTTCAGCTAGCTTTGGTATTAAAGGTGCTAAAGGAGCAATGGGATTAATTACAAAAAAGAAATAATATATGGATCCAATAGAATTAATAGAAGAACTAAACAGAATAATTAAGAATAATAAAAAAGCAGTGCACGATGTTGTATTGACAGACGCTGCTACAGACTATACTAATTATAAGTATATGATGGGTCAATTAAAAGGCCTTGATAACGTAGAACAAGAATTTAAAGAGTTCTTGCAAAAAAGGAGAATACAATTTGAGTAAGCCGATTCCAGACCAAGTTTTAAACTTTGGTAAAGTAGCAAAAGATCAAGTAGAAGAAATTGATCCTAATAATATTCCAAAAAAATTAACTGATAGATTACCTAAACCCACAGGGTGGAGAGTCATAATTTTACCTTACAAAGGAACAGGTAAAACAAAAGGCGGTATCATTTTATCAGATCAAACAATTGAAATGCAATCAGTCAGCACAACATGTGGATATGTGTTAAGTGTTGGACCAGATGCATACAATGATGTAAACAAATTCCCGGAAGGTCCGTGGTGTAAAGAGAAAGACTGGGTTATCTTTGGTAGATATGCAGGTTCTCGCCTACAAATAGAAGGTGGAGAAATTCGTATTTTAAATGATGACGAAATTTTAGCAACAATCAAGAATCCAGAGGATATCTTGCATTTATATTAATAACATGGAGGAGCCATGCCAGAACAAGCAATAAACACAGCAAAAGATGAACCTGTCGTTAGTGTCCCATCAGAAGGGGATTCTGTAGATATTAATCTACAAGAAGAAAAACAAGAAGAAACTAAAGATAATTCACAACTTGAAGTTGTAACTCAAGAAGGTCAAGGTGAAGAACTTGAAGAGTACAGTGATAAAGTTAAAACTAGAATTAACAAACTTACAGGCAAACTACGTGAAGCAGAAAGAAGAGAACAAGCTTCTTTTCAATATGCAAAACGTGTAGCAGATGAGAATAAAAAACTAAAAGCTAAATCAAATAGCTTAGATGCTTCCTATATTCAAGAATTTGAAGCTAGGACTCAAATAGAAACTAAAAAAACGGAACAAGACTTACAGACTGCAATTCAAGCAGGAGATGCGTCAGCACAAGTTGAAGCACAAAAAGCCTTGGCAAAGTTATCTATTGACAATGAGCGTCTTTTAGCTACAAAAGAAGCTAAGGAAAGTTTAAAAGAGGAACAGAAAGAGGATGTCACACCTGAACAACTTCGAGAAGCTCCTCCTAAAAAAGTAGATCCTAAAGCCGAAGCTTGGGCTGAAAAAAACCCTTGGTTTGGTAAAGATGAGGCAATGACTTATGCTAGTTTTGGAATACATAAAAAACTAGTTGAAGAAGATGGATTCAATCCTAATTCAGATGAGTATTATGCTGAAATTGACAAAAGGATCAAAACCGAGTTTCCCCATAAGTTTGGGGCAAATAGTTCGGAATCTACGAGACCCGTCCAACCCGTAGCTTCTGCTGGTCGTTCAACAACGCAATCAACATCAGGACGCAAGACAGTTAGACTATCTCCGAGCCAAGTCCATATCGCCAAGAGACTTGGAGTACCTCTGGAGGAATACGCTAAATACGTGAAGGAGTAATAGCATGGAAGATAAAACCAAAAAGACCTCACGCACCGATGCTTCTCGTGAAAAAACAAAGAGAGCACAACCTTGGCGCCCACCGTCAAGCTTAGAAGCGCCACCGGCGCCTCCAGGATTTAAACATAGGTGGATAAGAGCTGAGACTCTAGGAACTGAAGACAGAAAGAATATGGCTGGAAGACTTCGTGAAGGATTCGAGCTAGTTCGTGCTGATGAGTTTCCAGATTTTCACTCACCTACAATAGAAAATGGATCGCACGCTGGTGTTATCGGAGTTGGTGGATTATTGCTTGCTCGTATACCAGAAGAAATTGTCGAGGAGAGAGCGGAATATTTTGCAGAGCAAACTAAGACGCAAGAAGAATCTGTCGATAATAATCTTTTTAAAGAGCAGCATAGAAGTATGCCTATTTCTTCCGAGAGGAATAGTAGGGTTACTTTTGGCAGTGGTAGAGGAAACGACAAAAATTAATTTTTGTTATGGGTCCTATCACTTATAAAACAACTAACTGGTTAAGGAGGACTTATAACCATGGCAAACAAAGACGCACCGTTCGGTTTTAGACCTGCAAAGATGTTGGGTGGAGCACCATTTAATGGCGGCCAAACAAGTTATGGTATTGAAAGTGGATATTCTAGTAATATCTTCACTGGAGATGCAGTTGAGTTACACACAGACGGTACTGTTACCGTAGGTGCTGCAGCGGCAACTAATTTAATTGGCGTATTTAATGGATGTTTTTTCACCGACTCTACAGGTAAACCAACATTCTCAAAACATTGGCCTGCAAGCACTGTCGCAAGTGATGCAGTAGCTTTTGTTATTGATGACCCAAACGTACTTTTCGAAGTACAAGAAGACAGCACTAATATTGGAGCTTCATGGCCTGATAATAGAGGATCAAATGCTGACTTAGTATCAACTCACGCAGGTAGCACAGCTATTGGAAGATCTAAACAAGAGTTAGACTCCAGTTCAATTACTGCAGCTACAGCACAATTCAGAATCGTAGACGTATGTACGACTGAAAGTAACAGTGACACAGCAAGTGCAAATGGAAACTACATCGTTAGAATTAACGAAGGTCTTCATTATGCTAATACTGCTGGTATCTAATAGGAAGGACTAATAGATGGCTATATCAAGAAGTCAACTTGTCAAAGAG